GGCGAGGCCCTGCTGAGGATCGACGCCCATTCCGAGACCTGCGCCGAACCCGCCGATAGCGCGGCGGTTCTGGTCGAACGCCTTGTACCAGTCCTGATTTCCCCAGCCCATGAGGCCGCCGAGAAGTCCAGCCATCAGATTCCCTCACCCATCACAGGAACACGCTCCCAAGCCCAATGCCGGTGGATGCCAAAGTCTGCCACCACGGCGTTTCTTTCTGCGTCCCCGGCATCCCGTTCATGCCGGTGAACAGCCCGAGAATGCGCGCCAGATTGCTGTAGTCGCCGTCGCTCTTACGGCGGAACAGGTCGTTCTGCGCCAGCAACTCCGCCTGGCTGTTGGCATCGAGCGTCTGCCCGACACCAAGCCGGGTCCGCGCCGGGTCCAGCAGGGAATCGTAGAGCCCGGAGGCACGATCCGAGGCGGCGAAGCGGTTGGCCGTCCCCTGCTGCCCCATGCCGAACAGGTCGCGCTGCACGCCGGCCTCCCGGTCCAGCATGCCGGCCTGATCCAGTAGACTGTTGCGGCGGATGGTCTCAGACTGCCCAAGCGCCGACATTCGGTCGCTGAGGTTGCCTCGTCGGGCAGCATCAGAGGCGCCAACGGCGTTCAGGTAGTTGGTGTTGCCCTGCTGGCGCATTCCCTCGATGTCACCGAGCGCCTGCCGCTGACGCGCTAGTGACTTTTCGTAATCGTCATACAGCGCCTGGGCGCGCGTCTGCGAAACGCTGTCTGCCAGCGCTCCAGCGTGATTGGAGCTGCCGAACCGACCGGCTGCGCCGAACCCCGCCGCCATGTCCGCCGAGGTGTCCGCTGCGGAGCGATCGAGTAACTTCATCAGGTAGGGGTTTTTCTCCCCGATCTGTTTCCCGCGCGCGACATCCATCATCGTCTTTTCGGTCAGTGAAGGGGCGCGCGCCGTGCCGGCGAAGTCCTTGAAGGCACCCTCTGCCCAGCTCGGGTTGGCGAGCTTCTTGGAGATGTCGGTATAGACGCCCTGCGCATAGTTCGGCTGCCCGGCCTTGGTGGCGAGGACGCTGTACTCGTCCCCCAACTGCTTGAGCCCACCCATCGAGGCCGTCTGGCCGCCGGTCAGGCCGGTGCCGCTGATCATGCCGGTGTTGAACTTGTTCGCCGCCTTCAACCCCTCGGTGTTCCGGTTGGCCCCCGTCCAGAGGTCCGTCAGCGCGGAGCGCGTCTGGCTGCCAAGGCCGGCATTGAGGTCTTTGCCATACACCTTGTAGCCGGAATCATAGACGCCACCGACACCGGTCGCGAGCTTGGTCCCGAGCTGGTCCATGGCCCGAGAGCCCTGCGTCTTTCCATCGCCCATTCACAGAGCCTTTCGGAGGAGAGTGCCGTCCCGGACAAAGCCGAGCCGCTTCAACGCGCCCCACCGGGGCGATTCCACGCGCAGTTCCGAGCACCCGCGCTCTCGCGCCAGCGCCTCGAAGACTGCCATCAACTGACCGATTGCCCGCCGGCCGCCGGAGAGGCCGCCAGCCGCGTAGAGAACCCAGCACGCCAGCGTTTCGCTGTTCCTGACCGTGCCCACCGATGTGACGATCAGCCCGTCAGCGCCTTCGCTGATGGACCAGAGCTGCATCCGGCCGGCCGCCAGTTCGCCCCGCACCTCGCCAGCCGCCAGCGAGCCTGTCGCGATGGCCGGGCGCAGGACCGGCTCGATATGCCGCCACAGCCGGTCCACATCGGCCGCAGGCACCGGGTGGATGCGCGTCACCTAGGATCCGAAGGGCCGCAGGAAAGAGACTGTGACGTGGATGCCGGCGGCGCCAGTCACCCTCAGGTTCCAGGCGCGCCGCAACAGCCACGGCGTCTCAAGCTGGACGACGCCAGCTGCCGCCAATGCTGTCGACGGGTAGAGCACGAAGGCGGTTGTGCCGTCGTGCCGGTCGAGGGCAACGTTGAGGCTTCCACCCGTCGTGTTGACGAGCCTGACACTGTCGATGATCAGCCCGTTATTGCCGACATCGCTGGCAGTGAAGATCGGTGTCGGGCTGGTGCCAGAAAGGATCACCTGAACGGTGTCGAGAAAACCTTCGCTCCGGTAGACGGTCACAGCGCCCCGCCCTGGCTTGCCGAGATGTCATCAATCCCGGTCATGAAGGTCCAGTCGGTGGGCTGATCGACACGGAAGGCGATGTTTTTGCCCCGCGCCCGTGTGGGGGTGACATCGCCGCGCGCCCGTGCAAACGGTCCGAATGCAGCCATCGGCGCCGACAGACTGTCGCTGCCGAAGATGGTCACTGTCGGGGCGCCGTCGCTGTTGACGCGCGCCCTAGAGACGAGCGTGCTCACGGGCTGCGAAGCCGTCGAGGTCAGCACCCATGCAGGGGCGGAGGGGCCGTCCAGAAAGCCGGGGTACCCGTCCGCGTCGATCCCCATCATGCGCGGCTCACCGCCGTACCAGTAACGTGACCCGAGCGCGATCTGCGGCATGGAGTCCAGCGTGCCGAAGGCGTCTAGGTCATCCAGCACATAGCCGGGGGTCGCCATCTGCACGACATAGGCCAGCGTCTCCGTCATCTCGGTGAACTCGAAGCGGAATTGATCGCTGAGGTCGATCAGCAGCGCGTCATCGGTCTGGTTGTCGGGGCCGGAGGAGTCGCCGGTCTTGTAGCGGAACACCGCCACATTGCGGCTCGGCCAATAGGCCGCCTGCACTCCGCTGATGTCTGTCACCCGCGAGAGGAAGAACTGGTCGACCTTGCCGTCCCCGATCTGGATCGGGATGCCGCCATCGGTGGCGAAGAAGCCCTTGGAGTTGACGAACAGGGCAAAGCCCCGAACAAAGAGGATGCTGTCGGGCCCTTCTGCCCCCGACCCCGTCCACGTGGTGCCCATCGAATAGAGAAGCCCGCGCGTGTCGCCCCGCATCATCGGGGTCACGCCATTGCGCTGGATCAGGATCGCGCTGCTGATCCCGGTTTCGCCGCCCCCGAGGATTTCTTCCCCGACCTGCATCTCCTGCCGGCTGGCGAGGCGCGTTGACCAGTTGAACGGGTCATAGGCGTCCGAGTTCATCAGCAGCCGGTTGTTGCCGTCGCAGTCTCCCGCGAACAGGCAACCGAACGCCTGGAACACGATGCGGGCCTTGGGGGCGTTTGGGATCGCGGTGAAGGCCCCGCCAAGATCGAGATCGTAGTAGAGCATGCCGTCGTTGCGGTTGCTGGCGATGATGAACTTGCCGAAAGCGGCGAACGACCAGTTGTCCCCGCCGGGCAGCCCGGCGCCGGAGAACACCTCCGTCCATGCTCCGGAATTGCTCATCCTCTGGATGGAAAACTCAGTGCCGATAAAGGACGTATAGACCCCATCCGCGTTGACACCGTGGACCCCGCCGCGCGGCTGTGCCGGGACCGGGTCTGCGGTCGGCAGGCGCACAAAGGACGGGACGGGCCCATAGCCACCCTGGATGTAGGTGACGTTGACCGCGCGACGCAGCAGCGCCGGGTCGGCCGTGATTGCGGCATCAGGGCGGAACGGGCCAAATTTCATGGCGTCGGGCCCCGCGCCACGTAGCGAGAGCGCCCATGCTGGGCCACCATTGATTGCAGACCGAGGCTCGCCAGCGCGCCGCGCCAGCGCTGCTCGTAGATCGCGGCGCGCGTCGCGTCTTCCTCATAGGCGGCGCACTGCCCCATCAGGGCGAAGAAGTAGACCTGCGGCGCCCGGTTCAGCAGCCAGTTGGTGGGGCTGTTCGACGACAAGCCGGTCAGCTTTGCCACATAGGTCAGTGACAGGTTGCCAGCGTAGATTGGGGCGGCCTTGATCCGGTCCCCCTCTATGGCGCAATAGGCAGGCACGCCGCCGGAATTGGCCGGGTTGTAGTTGCCCAGCGTCTCCCATGGCACGAGGTTGAGATTGCCCCGCGCGGGCTGCCGAAGCGCGACGAAACGGACGAAATCCGCCGGCAGCGGCGCGATGCCGTCCGCATCGGTCGTGATGGTGGCGTCAATCTGCGCCTCGTAGTTCGCCCCCAATTGCAACGCCAACTCGCCGTCGATGATCGACAGGAAGGTGTCCATCTTGTCGTCGGAATAGGCGCGCATGCCGAAGTCATTCACTTCGGCAAGCAGCGTGGGATAGTCGATGATCCGAGGCATCAGACACGCCCTCGACTGGTGCGGAAGCGGGCATTGTCGCTGTCGTTGAACCAGCGGCTCAGCCAGCGGTCGTCGTGCTGATCGATGGCCTCGGAGAGCCCGTTCTGGTAGACGAGATGATGCGGGACGGAGGCCACCCGGTTCCAGTCGCCGAAGCGGTGGCCCATAGTGTCCATCTCCGCTTCGTGGTTGGCGTCGAAGATGTCGTCGAGCGGCATGTCGACACGGAAGACGTACTGGCCGTCCTGCTCCGTCATCCATACCGATCTGCCGGTCGCGACATCGTGCTCCATGAGCAGCCAGCCGCCGTCCCACACGTCCATTGCGGGTTACTCGCCCGGCAGCGGGTCGGCGCGCTCAGCGACGCCGGCCTCGATCAGGCGCCGGGCGTCGGCCAGGGGCATTTCGATGATCGAGCCATCGGCCTCAATGCGCTTCTCGCCTACCCAAGTGTCGCGGAGGAGCTTGATCGGCGCCAGCTTGGCTGCGCCGCCCTTCTTGCCGTTGTTGTCGTGATCCAGCGGATCGGCCATTCGGTGTTGTCCTTTCATGCATGCAAAAGGCCCCAGCGTGAGCCGGGGCCTTGCAATCGCGAGGATGTGCGGAGCGTCAGGCCCCGAACACCACAAAGCTGACGCGCAGCGTGCCGTTGACGGCGTTCGCCGCGTGGACGTTCTTGAGAGCGATGACCAGCGTGCCATCGGCAACCGCCGTGCCACCGACAACCACGACATCGCCCGCACTCGCGGTGCCATAGGCGACGGAGGCGAACACCAGATCGCCGGCCTTCACCTGGTTGTTGGTGACGGTGATGACATGGTTTGCCGCCGCAGCAGTGGTCAGGGCCGCCGTGGTCAGCACACCGAAGCGGTTGTGCAGCGTCGCGGTGCTGGTGCCGCCCGTGCCGGTGCACGAGGCCGCGCCGGCGCCAAGTCGGAAGTGAGTGCTCATGTTCTGGTGCTCCTTACGTCGCGGCCGTGAGACCGAACACATCGGCGATGACACCGAGGCCGGCTTCGTTCTTCACCTTGAGGGTGCCTTCGCCGATGATGACGCCCTTGGTGCTGTCGCCGGTCTTGGCGACGTCGGGGTCTTCCTGGATCGGGCGCAGCATCTCCACGTCGACCATTTCGGGGTCGAGCAGGAAGACGCGGCGGGCCCGGTCGGCGTCGACCGACATCACCCTGTTGGGCTCGATCATCACCTTGCCGAACGGGCCTTCGTAGAAGTCCGCCGTGCCGACGATCGTGTTTTTGCCCTTCTCGTCCGCGGAATAGCGGAACGACGCCACGTTGCTGTCCGACATGAAGGTGACGAACACCGACTTGTTGTACGGCGACACGACGGCCTTGGAGACGTTGGCGCCGGCCTGATAGGCAGCCTGCATCGTCGCGTCCAGCAGGGTCTTGGTGAAGGCCCGGAGCGTGCCGGGCGTTTCCGCGACGGTCAGGCCGGTGCCGGCGTTGAACCCGCCATTGGATCCCGAGTTGCGGGCGACGTTGGTGGTCAGCCAGCTCGGCAGGCCGCCGAAGTAGCGCTTGGCGCCGGCCACGGAAGCCCTGTTGGTGAGGATGGCGAGTTCAAAATCCTTGCGGATTTCGATGCCCTTCTTCACCTTGGCCTTGGCCGCCTTGACGATGTTCCCGGCGTTCTCCACCGCCTGCTGGGTGTTGGAGATGATCCAGTCCTTGCGGAAAATCTGGGTGTAGTTGCCGACCCGGACCGGGCTCGGAACCTCAGCGAAGGTGTAGTCGTCGCCTTCGGTCTGGGCATTCTCGCCGGGAGGGGCAAGGGCGTCGATTTCCCATTCGGGATGCGTGCCCTTGGTCTTGGTCTTGCCCGCCATCGAATAGATGGGGGTGTCCTCCGGGGTGATCCGGGAGACGATGTCGGAGAGCTGTTCGCGATTGCCAACGGCAGTCGTCGAAAGCGTGGTGTTGCTGGGGGCGGCCATAAGCCTATCCTTTGCCTTCGATTGCGAGGAGGGCCGCTACACCATCGTTTAGCGAGCCCGTTTGATTGAGGCGGTCCATCGCAACACGTGCCGACCGAGCCTGCGCGCGGGCGGGGTCAAGGCGGTTGCCTCCCTTTGTGACGGGAGGACGGCCTTCAACCTTCGCGGCAACCTTGGTCTTGTTGGCTTGAAGCTTGCGGTAGCGAAGCGCGTCCCGGATCACCAGCGCGGCGCGATGGTCGTTCGGGAGGGCATCCTTGATGTCCTGCGGATGGTATCCGTAGTGCTCTGCGTACCGCTCGATGTCCTTGACGAAGGCATTGGCTCGCGCCTCATCCTTCAAGTCCGGCGCTTTCTCCATCAGGGCGGACATTTCGGCGTGACGCCGTTCCGCGATCTGCTGGTCAGTGCGCTCCTGCTTCTCCGCCGTCTCACGCTGCTGAGCAGCCTGTAGTTGCTGGAGATGCCCTACCCAGTAATCGAACTGGGCCTTGGCGGCCGTGTAGCCGACAGGGTCAGTCGTCGCCTGGCTAGGATCGGGGGGCTTGGGGACAATCGATTCCAGCAACTGGACCATGTAGTCGCGCTGCTGGGTGACTTCTGCGTGCTGCTTTTCAGCGGCGGAAGATCGAGCCTCGAACGCCTTCACGGCCTCCGCATGCGCCGTTGTCTTCTGCCGATAGTCCCGGTCCTTGAGGTTGCCATTGATGAGTTCGGAAACGGTGACAGTCGACCCATCCGGGAGCTTGACCTTCCCGTTGGCGGAAACGTACCGCCCCTGATCGCTCTCAACGTCGTCGGCCTCTGCTTGACCTTCGTCGTCCGGTGCGCCTTCGTCGTCCTCGCCTGCCTCATCGAGAGCAAGCAATTCGTCGTCTTCGGCGTCGTCTTCGGCCGGGGCGGCGTCATCCTCCAGTTGGCCCTCATCGGGCTCCTCGGGAAGCGGCGTGCCGGCGTACNNAGGGAAAGCGGCTGGTCTTCGGTCCCGTCGATCATCATGATGGGCCTTTCAGGGATGTGACGATCCGCCCGCTGACTTGTCCGTCACGGGGTCTAGGGTGGTTGTCGTCGGTGGGAACCGGTCAGGCGACCGGTGGCGGTCTCCGTGGCGTGCCACGGTGGATGGCTGTGGCGATCTCGTCGCACAGGCTGTCGATAGCGCGGATGTCCGACTGATGCCGGAGCACCGTCGCCGTATCGGTGGCGTCACACACGATCAGGCGCTCGATCGCGTCCTTGCGCATCTGCATGACCGCAGCGGCGAAGGCGGGGTCTGTCCGCAGTCGCTCTGCCTCAATGGCCGCGTCCACGAGCGTTTGCTTGTCCTGCTGCATCATCCCGGTTCACCGCCCATATGGACACCGGAGGTCGCGACAGGCGTTTGAGCCGCTTTTGTGACAACACCGGCCATGCCGAGTTCTCGACGGAGCGCAAGATCGGCGGCAAACTGCTCGCGCTTGAGCTGCAGTTCCGCCGCAAGCTGCTCGCGCTTGAGGGCCATTTCGGCGGCAAGTTGCTCCCGCTTCAAGGCCATCTCTTGCTCTGCCTTGGAACGGTCTGCCTCCTGCCGGCGCGCCTGGAGCTGGAAGTCAGCCTCGGCCTTCTGCTGCGCCAACTGCATGTCGGCTGCGGCTCTCTGTTGGTCGGCCTCAAGCTTCGGGTCGCCCTTCTGGGCCCGCTCCTCAGCCTTGGCGAGGAGCTGCTGCACCGTCTCGCCATCGACGTCAGGGAAGAACGATTCCGGGTTCTTGAGCCCCACGGCCTCAGCGTATTTGACCTGCGTGTTGTGCACGTAGGGCAGCATCTCGATGGCCTTTTCGGGCGCGCCCGTCGCCATGTAGCGGTCGACCATGCCCATCTGCTGGTTGAGCACGCTCGTCAGCATCGCCGCATCGCGGTCACGCGACCCCGTGCCGAGCCCCACATTGATGGTCACGTCCATCTCGGTGTTCCACCAGCGCGGGTCGACCACGATGGGCTTGTTGCCCATGCGGATGGTCCGGGCCACGTCGCGGTGCTTCACCTCAAGGCGCAGGATGGTCTTGAACACCTTCGCCCAGCCGAACTCGGCCATGTTGCGGGCCACAAGTTCGATCTGGCTGTAGGAGGCGTCCTTCTCGTTCTGGTTGGCCGTTGCCGACTGGTTGTTGAGCGCGTCGGGATCGAGCGCCATGGTCTGGCGGGCAACGCCGGTCCGGCGCTGGATGACTTGGTCCTGATAGGCCAGCGCGTCGTAGGCGTAGTTGGCCACGAACGGGACGACGAGCGGCGTAACCTCGGCATCGGCTTCCCCGAAGATAGCCCCGCCGAACGAGGGCGAGAACAGTTCCTCCGGGTTGCTGATCTTGCCCCTCACGAACCGCTGCGGGTTGTTGCTGGCGTAGGTGTTGTCGTTGGCCTGGCGGAGCATGACCGTCTTGACCTGAGCGACATCCTCGACTTCATCGAACAGCGAGCGCGCCAAGAAGCGATGCGGCATCGGCTCGAAGGGAATGTCGTGGAACGGGTTTTCGTCCTCCCACACGTCCCAGTCCAAGACCTCTCCGGCGTCCCTGCCGCCGGCGTAATAGATGCGGCACAGCTCCGAGATGCCATCGCCGTCGACATCGACCCGCAGGTAGCACTCGTAGAGGTCGATCAGGTCAGTCGACCTGTCGCCGTCACTGCCGCTGAGAGCGTCGTCGCGGGCAATCTGGGCGGCCTCATCGCGGCTGCCGGGGCCAAGCGATTCCACGGTCTGTCGGTCGAAACCCATCTCGATCAGGTCGGACCGGGTCTTCTCACTGCGGTGATACTGGAAACGGGCGCCGGCACAGGTCTTGGCGTCGCCGTCAATGCCGAAATCTTCGGGCGGGATCGCCTCGACAACGGTCTTGCCGCCCTTGAGCCGGCGAACGATCTTCACATCGTGGACCGGGACCTGCGCAGGCTCGCCAGTATCGGGGTCGGTGACGGTCTCCACCCGCGCGCTGTGCGCGAGAACCTCGACCTCGTCATCGGCGACCAGTTCCAACATCTGCATTTCCAGCAGGCCGGAGTGGTGCGAGACGACCTCCTGAGGCGTGTCGTCCCAGTAGACCTTGACGATGCCATTGCCGCCCAACATCGCGTCCCAGCTCGCATCGTAGATGACGCGGTAGCCGTCGTTCTCCTTCCAGAACGTGTAGTTGATGCCCTCGGTAGCCTGACGGGCAAACTCGGCATCGTCCTCGCCGACAGGCTCGCACAAAGCCATGCGGTCCGACGTGGTGAAGACACGCATGACGCCGGGCAACATCCAGCCAATGGTGTCCGACAGATCGCGGGAGACAACGCTGCTGCGCCCCTCCTCCGCCGGGATGTCCTTCATCTTGCCCTGGTAGTATTCGAGGGCCTTGGTCTGGCGCTTGATGACCTCGGAGCGGTCATCGCGGGCAAGGGCGATCTCCCTCGCCACCAACGCGCTGATCTGCTCGTCACCCAGCCGTTCCGCCATCACACAATGCTCCGGCTCAGCGCCTTGGCGCGGGTGTTGGTGACAACCTGCCGGCGGCCCGGCTCCTCATAAGACACGCACATCAGCCCGAAGGCATCGGCGCCGTGCGACGACCAGTCATGCTCCGGCCCAAGCCCGACATTGCGGTCATCGGTCGACCGCTTCTCGTGATACCAGCCCAGCGCATCGCGCCCGGGCTCCGTCGTTGCCGCGTTGAACCAGATCGAGGGAAACAGCCGGCGGGCAGCTTCAATCCGCATCTTGGCCGCCCCTTTCCCCTGGTTGGGCACGACAGTGACCTCGAAGCCCGCCTCTCTCAGCGCGCTCTCGTATGACACGTCGTAAACCTTGTCGTTGGTGCTGCCGTCGTGCGGCAGAATGCACAGGGCCTTGCCCCAGCCGTTGTCGCGCAGCCACCCGACATGAGCGGCGAGCGGCTGCCCAACGGCCTCGTAATAATCCAGCACGCGAATCTCGCGCCCGATGAACTGGCATATCCAGACAGCGCAGGCGTCCGCCTTGGCCCCGGTGCCGCCGATGTCCCACACTGCCCGTACCGTCATCAGCGGGTCGCGCGCGACGTTGCCGATGCGGCCGGCGCGTTTGGCCTCTGCCAGCGCGGTCGCGAAATAGGCGCCGTCGACAACTGTCACGAAATCGCCTTCCCACACATGCTCATACTGGTCCGGCCGCTTGGCCTGGTCCTCTAGGCGCTTCTGGTTCAGGTTGGCGGGAAACCACGGGTTGTCGCGCCAGTTCATCTGGACAATCTTCGCCCCATCGGGCGGGTCGAGCCGGAACCGCTTGTGTGTCGCGCTGTTCTTGCGCTCGGGGTTCCACGTCGTCCAGATTTCCGAGCCATCCTCGCGAACGGTCGGGATCGCCTTCTCCCAAGCCGCCTCGGAGACCGGCTCCGCTTCGTCGACCCAGAGCAGCCGGATCAGCGCCTTGGACTTGATGCTGCTGAGGTTGTGCCGCATGCCGATGAAGGCGAAATCAATCCGCCCGTCACGGGTGCGGATATACTTCTCCCCCACATCGTAATGCGCCGCCAGCCAAGGCTCCGAGGCGATGGCCGCCTTGACCTCAGCCATGGAGCTGTCATCCAGCGAGTTCATGTATTCGCGGCCGCAGACCACGACGCCCGGCTCATTGGCCTGAGCGAATTTCAGCCCCCAGACCGCCGCCATTTTGGCAAACGAGCGGGTCTTTGCAGATCCCCGGCCACCATGCGCGCCCCGATACATCGCCGGGCCGGTGAACACCGGGACCAGCTTTGGGGGGAGCTCAATCCTGAGCGTCGCCACCGGCCGCGACGATTTCGATGCGGGTTACGGTTTCGATCGCGTTGCCGCCCTTGCCGGTGTGCTCGATGCTCGCGAGCTTGGGGTGGACATAGGGCGCGGCATCGCGAGCGGCATCCTGCGCAAGCTGGCGGAAGCCGGCTGTCTTCCTAACCTGCGCCAGCAGGAACTTGAACTGCTCCTCTGGGGTCGCGTCGGCAGGAACCTGTTCGGAGAACTCCGAAGCCGACAGGCCGTCCAGTGTGGCCTCTGCGTCGAGCGCCACCTTTTGGAAATGCCGCATGTTGGAGAGCATGACCTCTAGGGGGCTGACGCCCTCCGCACTGGCCTGCTCTGCGATTGCTCGTGTCCGCTTGGTCAGCGCGCCGGTTTTCCGGCCCGCGCCAACGCGCTTACCGCCATGACCGGTCATCTTGATTTGCCTTGATTGATTTCAAGCTGGCTTGAACGCAAAAGCCCCGCCGTTTCGGGCAGGGCTTCGGGCGCTCTTTGAGCGATGAAGTTTTATGGGCTGATTTGACGCCGGGCGTCAAGTGTCCTCGCCGAAGACGATCAGCCGCTTTGCCCGCTCCATCAACACGAGCGTTTCGCCACCATTGCTGGCGGATGATACCCATGTCTTTCCATCCTCCAGTTCACCAAGGACGACGACAGCCACGAGCCCCTGCCCCTTTGCTTCGTCGAGGATCGCATCAGG